GCAACACCATGACCTGCCCACCATTGGCAAGCAATTGAGCGCTGGGCGTGAAGGTTCCAGAACTGGTGAAGTCTTGGTAGCGCAGCTTGCCGCCGCCACCACTTAAAAACTGAGAAAGACTACTCATAGCAAAATCCATCCTCTCGTTGCATCAGCAAACATTAAAGTTATAGCGGCATTAGTATCGTCTAGCGTCATGTTCTCGGCCAAACCCATAATATTTTGGCTGTTTCGACCTACGATAGCTGTGGTAACTCCGCTCCTATTGACGACTTTAACCCAATCACCGGAAGAAGGAGAAATGGGTAGCGTTAGCGTGAGAGTGGCCGTCAGCACGTAAGTGCGTGATTTTACCGCTGTGGTGTTGCCGCTGATAACAGATACTGTTTCGTCGTAGTCAAGTGTGCCTGTGATCGTTACGTTTGGTGCGATCAAAGGCCCGGTCATCGTGTCACCTGCCTTGGCGACATAGGAGCCAGCCCCTAGGTTGGTAGTCAACCAAGCAGAACCACTCCAAAACCGTAACTCGCTAACGCTGCTGTTCCAGTACATCGCCCCAGCCAAAAGCGCGTTACCGTCATTGTCAAGTGTTGGGTCTGAAGCCTTAGTGCCTAGGTATCGGTCATCGAAACTGTCAAACGAAGCTGCAGCAGCGTCTGCTGAAGCAAGTGCCTCGGCGGCTTTGGTGGTAGCGGTATTCGCACCTGTAGTAGCAATACCAGCCTGAGTCGTAGCAATATCTGCCTGTGTGGTAGCAGTAGAAGCTGCCGCCGAGGCAGTCACTTCATCAGCATTGACATCAACAGCAAGTGCGTTAGCCTCAGACTGAAACGCAGGTAGAGCAGCAAGAAAAGCGTCGGCCCGTACCGCAAAGTTTGCGGGGTCTTGCCTTGTTGGCGGTGTAGGTAGTGCGGTAATTGGCATTATATGAGTCCTTCAATCTCCAATGAGCAGTAAGAAACAGTGGCGTAAGCGATGTCTGTAGAAAAATCCTTGTAGAAACCAAACATCACTAAGGCTTCTTCCCCAATAGGGTCTTCTGTGCCTATCCATACGGCAGGAGTGGCACGTAAATCGTAAAGCGCACGCTGTGTGCGATTTAGTTGGGCATTGTCTACCCAAACTCGAACGTTCATACGCTTACTAAACGCTCGCTGCAGAAACGTGGTATTACCGAAGTCGTCAGTCTCTTTAATAGAGTAGTCTATGATTCCAGAACTTGCACCAAACTCAGAAGTACCTAATATAAAGATACTACCAAACGACATAATGCCTACTTTTGCGTCTGAAGAACCGTGGTCTACGACAACACTCACGTGAGAAGACGCAAAAGGAGGAATACCTGTAAACAGAGCCTGGGTACGTAAAAAAGTTGGGTCAAAGAAAAAATACTCGTACCAATCAGTCAGGACTGAGCCGTCAAGGTATTGAGTGTCTTCGTAGACTATGGGACCAGCTAACCCATCACGGACTGTGACATCAACACGGCCTGCTGCAAGGTTGCCAAAATAGATAGAGTCAATAACACCTGTGGCAACAGTAACGTTAAGTGATGAAGGGCGGATTGTCTGTGTACTGCCTTGGTTGTCGAACATCGCATGGATATTGTCAGGGCCAGTAAGAAGCCACGACGAAGGAGAAGTATCCGGCTGATTTCCAAGGTTACTGTTTACCAGGGAGATGTAGTAGTTAGTACCGTAGTCAACAACGAAATCTTTAGCGTAACTTGTATCAACAGACCAAGCAGGCGCTGATTCGACCGCATTGGTCGAAATCAGCATACTTGGAGAAAAGACTGTAGGACGCAGAACTTTCATTATGCCACCACGGTAACTTGCATAGACTCACCGTTGCGGGTGATACGGTCAAGCAAGCGTTGAGTCTTGCCGGTGTTGACTGCTGTTGCCCGAACCTCTGCCCGCATTTCGTCAATCTCTTGTCGAAGGGCGGCAATTTCGGCTGCTGCAGCGCTGTCCCCAGCCAAAATGTCCTGGGTTTGGCCGTTATTGTACACGCGACCGGCAGGCATATGGACAAGTTCTGGGCCTTGTTCGCCAACCATCGCCCAACCGCCAGTATGGACGCCGCCTGTGGCAAACTTTCGGCCTTCAGCGATACCGTAGGTGGCGAAATGCCAAGCAAGGTAGTCACTGAAGTTGGTAGGCTGCTTGTAGTATTCGATGGCCTCTTGGTTGGCATCGAAGAATGCGCGAATATCTGGGTTCTTTGCAGCGTAGCTCGATGGCGTCCACACACCACCAGTCAGAGTCGATGTGTTGGCTCCACTTTGGCTACGGTAGTTCCAGCTGTTTCCCGAACCAGTAGCGGTTGCTGCATGAACATTACCGAGTGAGTCGGTGGTAGTCATGTTCTTAAACATCTGTGCAGGTGTCGCAGGTTTGTAAACGCCACCGCCGCCACCGCCACCGCCGCCACCGCTTCCGATATTTCCCGGCATCTGCAGCGCTGCGTTAAATGCTGCAAGTGCGTCAGCAACAGACAGGACACTGCTGTTGATTCCATTAAGTGCGTCAAGTTGCAGCTGTGCTGTTTTAAGAATCTCGTCCAGAGACTCCAACTGAGATTCAAGAGCCGTAATCTGCGGGTCTGCTACATCAGCGATAGCGTCCAGCTGCGCAGCCGCAGAGAGCTTTGCAAGGTCGTAGTCAAGTTTTGTTGCGTACTTGTTGGTAGTCAGCTGCTCTTTAAGAACTTCGACGGCTTCCTCTAGCATGTCAGCGTCGGGCATATAGCCAGTCAGCTGTGCATTCTGTGCGGCATTAGCTATGAAAGCCTGAGCCTGCACCAGACTCATTCCAGAGTCACCCTTGAAGCCGTAAAGCTCGTTGGAGGCCTGTCTAGCGATGTCACGCACACGAGTCAACGAGTCAAGTTGTTCTTGTGCAAGTTCTCTTTGCGCCTCTACTGCTTTTTGGAGTGCGTCGAATGCGTCTTGGGCTGCGTCACGTGCAGCGTCGGCTGCTTCGTTGGAGTCTTTAACGATAGGAGTGTAGGAAGGCAGGGTCGGTGCATTGTACCCGCTGAACAAAGCAGCCACACTGGTACCGATTTCCCCCATCATTTGCTGAATAGCCGGGTCGTTCAAGACCTGACCAATAGCAGCAAGAGCTACTTTAGCTTGCTCAACCACTGCACTGATAGACGCGCTACTGACCAAACCAGTCACGCTCTGTCCAGTCAAAGCAGCCTGAATGATTGGACTGATGATACCTTGCGTGAGAATATTCGTGATCTGCTGTGCCGCGCCTTGAGCCAAAGCATTGTAAATGCCGTTGGTGATGATGTCAGCAACCTTGCCACCAGCTTCTGAGCCAGAGATACGGCCCAACAACCCTTCTTGGATGGTGTCAGCCATACCACCTACAAAACTGTCTACAGCATTACGTATAGCGTTGTCTGTCATAGCTTGTTCCCAGGCTTCTACAGATGCGATATTAGAGTCAGTAGCCTGCCCAAGCTCCGTCAGCTGCGCAACATATTCTTGAGACTTTTGCTTTATACTGGCAAGTTCTGCGTTTAGTGGGGACAGGCCCAACGTCGCCACTTCGCTGTCTAACCCTCCAAGAAGCGCCTCAGCTTGAAGGCGTTTGGTCTCAAGAATGTTCGCCAACATAGCTTCGCGCCAAGCGTCAACTGCAGCAACGTTTGCTACCGTAGCCTGTCCAAGCTCAACCAGCTGGGCTTTGTATTCGTCAGCCTGATCGTTTACATTCGCCAACTCTTTCTGCAGATCGCTCAAACCTAAGCTGGCAACTTCTTTGCCAAGTTTTCGCAACATAGCTGTAGCGTCTTCGGTTTGCTGCTGTTGATAGTTGCTGTTTATGTTCTCCAACATAGCGTTCTTCCACGCATCTACAACCGCAATGTTTTCGGTTGTGGCCTGTCCAAGGCTAACGAGTTGAATAACGTACTCAGCAGCTTTAGCTGTTACAGCGTTAAGTTGAAGCTGTATGTCACTCAAACCAAGATTAGAGACTTCAAGTTTCAGGCCGCTAACGAGCGTCTGTGCCTGCGCTTGCTTCCCTGCTGTAATGTTTGCCACCATTGCTGCACGCCAAGCCTCAACTGCCGCAATATTTTCAGTAGAAGCCTGCCCCAAAGCGACCAGCTGTGCAGTGTATTCGGCGGCTCTCTCGTTTACAGAGTTGAATTCTTTCTCTAGCTCAGTCAAACCTAAGTCAATGACTTCCCGATTCAGGCCACCCAACAGAGTGCCTGCCTCTGCCTTCTTTGCTGCTGCAATGTTGTCAAGCATCGCCTGCTTCCAAGATTCGACTGCGGCAATATTTGCAGCAGAGGCTTGACCAAGCGTAACGAGTTGTGCAGTGTATTCCGCAGCTTTGTCGTTTACGGCTTTAATTTCTCTCTGGAGGTCAGTAAGGCTCAAATCGGCAACTTCGCCGTTGAGACCTAAGATAAGGCTTGCTGCTTCTGCAGCTTTCTCAGCGGCAGCTGCCCCTGCTTCCGTCACCTGATTAAAGGCAGGAGCCAGTTTGAGTAGCATGGCGTAGTTGTCACGTCCTGCCTCAGTGTTTAGGTCTTGAGCCTCTACCAAAGCACGGTACTCAGCGTTCGTGGTAGGCAACGTCAGATTCATACCTGCAAACTGACTACTCAGATTGCGCGTAATTGCTGCAGCACGTTCAGCTTCAGTGTAGTAGGTCTGGAAATAGGCCTGATGGGCGCCGGCGAAGCTATCTTGCCCACCAAAAGCGTCAACAATGGAGGATGCGAAAGCTCCACTGGCAACAGAAGCGGTCAACAAGTCTTTACCCATAGTGGCAAAAGCTTCATTGACCAAGACCAAGCTAGATGACAGACGAGCTACTGTCTGTGTCGCAGTTTCACCGTCTTTAGCCAACTCCGCCGCTGCGTCTTTACCGCCAAGCATCCACTCTGACACAGCATCCTGCATGTCAGAAGTCCAAGTCGAAACAGCTTTAGTCAGGTCTTCGCCAAGTTCTCGATTGACGTACTCTGAAACTGTTTCCCCATTGATGGTGACATCGAAGTACCCGAAAGCATTCTTGTTTTTGGCCTCACCGTTGGTATTGGCAGCAAAACCTGCGTCAATACCTACCGCAATGTTCATGCCCAACAATTTAGCCTGCTCAGTGGAGGACTTAATCACACCCTCAACAGCAGTCTTTGCCAGCTTTTCCATTTCGGGTGTGGCCCGCTTGACCAAATCGCGTGCTGCTGCTTCACCACCAGTAACTGCAAGAGCAGCGTCCATGCCAGTCTTTCCACTGGAAGAGTAGAAGCCACCTGTATGTTGTTCGCCAGGAGTTTTGAAACTCTTAACCAACGACACCACAGCACCAAGAGCGGCAAGGTATGGCGCGACAGTGGCGATGGTTGACATGAGGCTACCGGCAGCAGTGCCTACACCAGCCCACCCGCCGTTACCGGCAATCAACGCACCAAGCGCATCACCGCCTGCGGCACCCACAAGGTTTGCTGCCCCCAGGGAAGCGGCAGACGCACCGGCTGTGAAGCCTCCGTAGGCCTGCAAGGCTGTGCCCAAAGAGCCGAAGCCGTCGAGTGCGCTGGAGCCGCCAGCGCTGGAGCCTCCCGCAGCAGCGCCTCCAGGGATGAGCATACCTAGGCCACGCATTGCCATATTGGCTACGACATCGACCACCAACTTGATAGGTTTCTTCAACTCATTTACCACCAAGTCTCGCAACTTTTTACGGCCAGCCTTTCCTCCCTCAAGCAAGCCCGTCATAATTGAGTCGGCCACCCCGTCTTGCAGTCGCTTGGCTTCTTCCTTGCCAAACTTAGTGAGCGCGTCTTCTCCTGCCTTGCCGGTACCTTTACCTTGGGCTTCGCGCAGCTTGTCAAGTTCTTCGCGGTAGACTCGAATCTTCTCACGCAGAGCGTCGAATTCAATCTGTTGCTCTGCTCCAAGTGCGCCAGAGGACGCTTCAAGCTCAATAAAAAATTCCCAAGACTTGTTCAGCAAATCCAGTTGCCGTTCAGTCTTCTCAATCTCAGGTTGCAGACGCTCAAACTCAGTCGCGGTGGCCTGAATGTATGCGGCCTGCTCAGGAGAAGCGTAGCGCAGCTGGTCCTCAACAGCGGTGGCCCTGCCTTGCTGGGCTGCGCGATTCTCTTCCTTCTTCCAGAATTCCTCAAACTGCCTCTCCAAAGCAATCAGTTCACCTTTGGCTTTGTTGGCGCTCATTGTCAAGCGTTCGAAAGCGTTGTCTTTGATTGCCTTGCCATCCTGCGCCATCTTGGCAATGGTCGTGTTGTAGTCACGTCCAATATTTGCCATTGCAGTCTGAGTATCCGCCAGCTGCTTTCGGTACTGTTCTGCTGTCGCGGCAGGGTTCTTCTCTACCCACTCAGAGAAGGAATCAGACAAAGCCTCTGCCTGAGTTTCGTAAGCTTTTTTATACTTCTCAGCACCGACGATAAGGGCTTGTAACTGTTTGTCTTCAGCTTCTTTAGTGAGCGCGATTTCGCGCATCACGAACTCACCCTGGCTAATCAGCTGGTTGTCAGCCTGCGACTTCAGTAGGCGCTGCTTGCTATCGTAGTGGGTCTTGATCGCAGCAAGTTCGTTGCGGTTGGCCTCTTCCGTTTCTTTCATCAGATTTTGACGGACTGCGCTGACTGCTTTGAGGGCGGTCTTGTCACCGCCGTAAGGGTCGATAGGCTTATACGTATTCGGGCCAACACGAGCAGCTTCGATAGCCGCTTTGATAGCCGCTTGACGACGCACTTCGTCTGCGTTTTCTTGGGCAGCATTTTTCAGTGACTGCTTTGCAGAGTCCATTCTGGCGTCTTGCGCCATGTTGTTTTGAACTAACTTCCACAAATCATCGCGTGCGGTTTCTACACGCTTGGCCAAGATAACCAACTCTCTAGCACCTGCACCAGTTTGGGCAAAAGGTGTAGCAGCAAGTTTGTCGTAGTCAGACTGCGCTTTACCGATGTTAGCCCTGGCAGAGTTTATCGCACCACGACGAGAGTCTTGGGCTGCGTCGGCAAGTTTTCTACCTTCACGCTGTGCGCGAAGCTCGTCCACACTGATGTTGAGGCGCATTGCCTCAGTGTTTTCGTTCAGGCGTTTTGTTTCCTCTTCCAGCTTCGCAATGAGTTGGTCGTGATAGCCGGAGGTAGCCGCCTGCTCAGTAGATTTATTGGCCTTATCGGTATAAATGCTGTATAGCTGCCAAGCAGTGTATGCAACAGTCAGCACGGCTGTGATAGGGTTAAACAACCCAATCAAACGTGTAAACAGGGTAGAAGCAGCAACAGCCTTAATCGTCAGGCCTGTAAACGCAGCGGTCATGCCTGCAACAGCCATCGTGATACTGTTGAAGATTCCGAGTACGATTTGAGTGCCCTTGAACAGAGCAAATGCAGCGGCAAGTTTTGTCAGCGTGCCGATATTCTCTACAATAGCAATGGTCAGGCTGCTGACCAACTGCATAAGCGTGGCAAGTCCTGTCTTAAACTCTTCAGACGCGAATGCTTCTTTCAGTCGTGCAGTAACTTGCAAGATCACTGGAGCCAAACCATTGAAGGCTTCCACTAGGGTTGCCTGCAAAGAGGCAGTCACCGACTTCATCTGGTTCAGCGGAGTCATTGCCATTTCAGCAGCAGCGTTCGCCATGAAGCCTGCAGAATCTACGATACGTGCTTTGAGTTTCTCCAACTCAGTCATCGTAGTTGTGCCTACCTCTTTTGCCACACGTGTAGCGAGGTCGCGCAACTCAATCAGCGGCTTAGCGCCACGCTCAGAAAGCACATCCCGCAGCAGCGCTTTCTTTTCGAGGCCGGTGGAGAGGTCACTCATAACCCGGTCAAATTCCATCACCATAGAAATGATGTCTTTGAATTGACCGTTCTGGTCGCGTAGCTTCATCCCCACGCTTTCCATTGCCTTAGCGACTTTCGGGGTACGTTCGCTCAAGTCAGCGTACATGTTTCGCAGAGCGGTACCTGCAGCCGAACCCTGAATACCAAGGTTGGAGAGTGCAGCCAAGCCGACACCAACGTCCTCTAGCGAAATTCCGTACTGTTTGTTGATCACAGAGGCGGTCTTAAACGCTTCTCCGATAGACTCCACAGAGGACTTAGATACTGCCGCTGTTTTAGCGATAATGTCACCAACGTAGTTGTACCCGGTAGCCGCGATACCAAACGCAGTTGCCACTGAAGTCATCACATCAGCAGCAGTTTTAAGGTCAGTAGTGCCAGCAACTGCGAAGTTCAGTACATCCTTGATGGCAGAGCCAACAGAGGCAGCGTCCAGACCAGCCAGCGACAATGTTTTCATCGCGTCTGCGATGGCCTGGGGACCGAATGGCCCACTACGAGCCAGTTCCAGCATCTGATCGTTCAGGGCTGCGACAGAGGCTGTGGTTTCCTGCGACAGCACACGAATGGTTTCCATCGTGTTCTGCACTTCAGCGCCCATCGTCACAACCGATTTCACACCGTAGCTGATAGCCGCGCCAGTAAACAGCGGGGCAAGGTTGCCCCAGGTGAGCCACAGCAGGTTAAAGCCAGAGGCAAGTCCTCGGGCCATAGAGTGTGCGTCGTTGCCGTCAACGGTCATGGCACGGAAGACGCGACCCAAGGCGCTGCCTTTCTTACCTGCGTCATCCATCGCACCGCTGCCTTCGCGCAGTCGTGCGAAGAAACCCTTGGTTGCGTTACCTGCTTTTTCTTCTTCTTGGTAGAACTGACGCATACTGCCCATAGCTTCGGCGTACTTCATGTCGCCAAGGTCCATGCGGCTAATCTTCATAGGCGTCTGCTGAATAGCACTCGCCATCTGAGCTTTCAGCTGTGCAGCGAAAGTCTTCATTTCCGCCCTACTCGGCAGGCCGAAAAGGCTTCGGGTGTCTTCTTCTGTCATCTTAGACGCAGACGCTGCCCGCAGCTTTTCTTTCGCCATCGACTCCTGCATCTGCGACTTGATCTGAGCCGCAAGTTGCACCATCGAGTCACGATCAGGCATACCCAGCAACGCACGTGTATCGTCAACCGACATACGAGTAGCAGACTTACCCCGCAGACCTTCCGTCTTGAGTGCGTCTTGCATCTGCGACTTAATTTGCGCAGCAAGTTGCACCATCGAGTCACGATCAGGCATACCCAGCAACGCACGTGTATCGTCAACCGACATCTTCGTGGCAGACTTAGCCCGTTGACCTTCAGTCTTCAGTGCGTCTTGCATCTGCGACTTA